ATTTGTAATGGATGAAGAAGACGAACTTCGTGCTATATCTGAAACAGGTTCAACCATGACAGTTATAGCATCCTTTGATTTAGAACAACGCAGTACTGTACAAAACTTTACATAAGGATAATTATGCCACTCGCTAAAGGTAAGTCTCAAAAGACAATCAGTAAGAACATTTCTAAGATGGTTAAAGAAGGAAGACCACAGCGTCAGGCTGTAGCAATCGCATTAAGTACCGCTAAAGTAGCTAAACCTAAGAAAAGGAAATAATATGCCAATGGTCAAAGACAAGAAGTTCCCCTATACAACTAAGGGTAAGAAGCAAGCTAAGCAATATGCTAAGAAGACTGGCACTAAAGTCGTGGCTAAACCAATGAAGAAGATGGGAGCAATGCGTGGCTACTAAACCGGGTCTCTATGCCAATATCGCCGCCAAGCGTCGTCGTATCAAGGCTGGCTCAGGCGAGAAGATGCGTAAGGTAGGCAGCAAAGGCGCACCTTCGGCAAAAGACTTTATTGAGTCAGCAAAGACTGCCAAGAAGAAGAAATAATGCCTAAGAAAGCATATCAGAACCCAGAAGGTGGTTTAAACGCCAAAGGAAGGGCTTACTTCAAGCGAACAGAAGGTGCTAACCTCAAGCCTCCAGTTTCTGCTAAAGCGGCTGCAAAGTCGCCTAAAGCGGCTGGAAGACGAAAGAGCTTCTGTGCAAGGATGGGCGGTGTCAAGGGTCCGATGAAGGATGAAAAGGGCAGACCTACCCGTAAAGCCTTGGCATTAAAGAAGTGGGATTGCAACTAGATTTATATTGACAAACTTGTCAAACTATGATAGGATAACGAATGGCTTCAGTTAACTTTATTACAATGGTTAATGATGTACTGCTTCGCTTACGAGAGCCAGAGGCTTCCGCAGTCACGGACAGTGCTTATGTCAAGCTCATTGCTAAGTATATCAATGACTCTAAGCGACAAGTTGAGGATTCTTACAATTGGAATGCCTTATCTACTGTAATTACGATTACTACATCTGATAATACTTACAACTATACATTAACAAACTCAGGACAACGGTTTCAAGTCGTAGATGTTGCTAATGATACCAGCAACTGGTTCCTAAACAATGCTCCTGAAGTATGGATGGATCAGCAATTCTTGTTGACAACAGCACAGAAGGGTAGTCCTTATTATTATAACTTTAAAGGGACAGACTCAAATAACGACACTAAGGTTGATTTATTTCCTATTCCAGATGGTGTTTATTCGATTAAGTTTAACATTATTCAACCGCAGGATCCGTTAGCAGTCAATGCTGATACGATTAAAGTTCCTGCTGAACCAGTTGTGTTAGGCGCATTAGCAAGAGCGCAAGCAGAGCGTGGAGAAGACGGCGGAGTTCAATCTGGTGAGACTTATGCTTTATATCGTCAGAGTTTAGCCGACGCAATTGCTTTAGAAGCAAATCGTCACGTAGAAGACACAGTCTGGAACTGGGTATAATGGCTAGTCAACTACAAACCTCATCGATTGCAGCACCGGGCTTTTACGGACTCAATCTACAAGAGTCTAGTATCACCCTGTCGTCTGGCTTTGCATTAAAAGCACAGAACTGTGTGATTGACAAGTACGGTCGTATCGGTGCAAGACGAGGGTGGACACCTGTTAATACTACTATCAATGCAGATTTGACATCGAGCAATCCAGTAGAGTTTATCTTTGAAGTAGTTACCGGTGGCGGTACAGAAGTACTTAGTGCTGGTAATAATAAGCTATTCGTAGGAACAACTACGATGACTACTAAGACAGTACGTAATACGACTAATAGTGGCGATGCAACATACACGATTACTGCTAATAACTGGCAAGGTGCTGCTCTATCATACGGCGATGTAAACGACTTTCAGCCTCATGTCTATTTAGCACAAGCTAGCCATCCGATGCTAGTGTGGCATGAGTTACCTGTTTCTGGTAATCCTTTTGGATCTCACGATAGTGGTACTTTTGGTTTCCAACGAGTAGGAGACGCAGCTAAACTACCATCTAATCACAATACAGCATCCTTTATGCCTAGTTGGGTTATATCTGCTTATGGCAGGGTTTGGTGCGGTGGCATTAGTGGAGACACTCAGACTGTCTACTTTAGTAACTTACTAGAAGGTTCTGACTTCTTAGATGGTTCTGCTGGTTATATTAATTTAGAAGAAGTATTACCTAATGGTGATCCAGTCGTCGCTGCTGCAGCACATAATGGATATATTATATTCTTTGGAAAGAAGAACACAGCAATCTATGCTAATCCCTTAGATACTGGTGCGTTAACCTTAGTAGAAGTAATTACTAACGTAGGATGTATTGCTCGTGATTCAGTTCAGAGCTTAGGCACAGATGTTATATTCTTATCGGACGCAGGAGTTCGTAGTCTACAGCGAGTAATTCAAGAGAAGTCGCTACCAATGCGTGATATATCTAAGAATGTTCGTGATGAACTGATGTCGGCAGTAGCGTCAGAAACAGACTTAACTAAGATTAAGAGTATCTATTTTGAGCGTGATGCTATTTATTTATTAACGCTACCGACCACTAAGTTTGTCTATTGTTTTGACACAAGAGCTGCATTGCAAGACAACTCAATGCGGGTAACAATTTGGGATAGTTTAGAGCCAAAGGCATTCTGTGTAACACAGGATAGAAACCTATTGATAGGTAAGCCGGGCTACATTGCTAAATACTTTGGACATAGTGATAATGGTTCAGTTTACCGTATGCAGTATTTTACTAACTATTTTGACTTTGACGCTTCAACAACTTTAAAGATTTTAAAGAAAATTGGATTTGTGTTGATTGGTGGTACTAATCAATCATTAGCTGTTAAATGGGGTTTTGATTACACTGAAGGATATCAAGCTACTACTTATACACTAGAAACAGCGGTTGTCTATGAATATAACATTGGTGAGTACAACATTGCTGAATATAGTTCAGGTATTGTGTTAGATCGCTTCTCAATTAATGCTGGCGGTCAAGGCACTGTTATGCAATTAGGATTAGAAGCAGACATCAACGGAAATCCTTTGTCGATACAGAAAATTGACGTTGGGATTAAAAAAGGAAAGACTTTAGTTTAAGGAAAATCTATGTCTAATTATGTAAAAGCAACTAACTTCACAGCTAAGGACAGTCTTCCTTCTGGTAACTCAGGAAAGATTATTAAAGGCACAGAGATTGATACAGAGTTTACTGCAATAGCTTCTGCTATTTCTTCTAAGGCTGACTTAAATAGTCCTGCTTTGACAGGAACTCCTACAGCTCCTACGGCATCGGCTGCTACGAACACAACACAAATAGCTACTACTGCTTTTGTAACCGCTGCTTTGTCTGCGGCGTATCCTGTTGGCTCTATCTACATCAATGCTACTAGCGCATCTAACCCAAACACACTCTTAGGTTTTGGCACATGGACAGCGTTTGGTGCTGGTCGTGTCATGGTTGGTTTAGATGCAGGTGATGCATTGTTTGACACTGCTGAAGAAACTGGTGGTTCTAAAGATGCTATTGTTGTGTCTCACACTCATACAGCAACTTCTACTGTTACAGACCCCGGACATAGTCATACAGCAAGTGTTTTCTATAATGATAGTGCTACACCAAGAAATGCTTTTAGAGCGAGTCACGCTTCAGTTGATCAAACAACCGTTTCTACTAACAGCAATACAACTGGAATTACTGTAGCTACAACTAACACATCTACTGGTTCTAGTGCTACTAACGCTAACGTACAGCCATACATTACAGTTTATATGTGGAAGCGCACAGCTTGAGTTTGAAAGTACCTGTAGTCATTAAAAACGACTACACAATGTTTCTAGAATTACACGATGCAGCATTGTGGTTTCATACAGATGTACGAAAGTGGACATCAGAAGTAAAAGTAAAGTATGTAGAAGATTTAAATATATTACAGGATTTAATAAACAGTCCTTTATTTGCACTAGTACAGCAACGAAATAAGAAACTCAGTAAATTTGGTAAAGTAATTGGTTTTAAATATGAACAACCCTTTTTAGGTAATGATAAACAAATGTATGACATCTATAGTAGGAGTAAATAATGGGTAGCTTTGCGCAATTTGCAGGTCCAGTCTTTTCGGCTGTCGGAGGTCTCATTAGCGGAGGCAAAGCTGCTGACGCTGCCAGAGGACAGGCGGAAGCGCTTCGTGCTGCTGGTCTGCGTTCTTCGGAAATGGCACAGTTCCGTCCTATCGGGATTCGGACTGGCTTTGGTAGTTCTAATTTTAACGTAAACGATCTTGGTCAAGTAACTGAGGCGGGATACACCTTAGATCCCCGACTAGAATCTCTGCGTAATCGATTTACAACAGGGGCTACAGGCTACGACCCTACTCGTGTACAGAACTTAGCCGAGCCTATTTACGGCGGAGCAAGCTCATTATTCAATTTAGGCGGTAGCTACTTAGGTGCAAATCCACAAGAGGTTGCAGCTAAGTACATATCCGATAGACAAGGATTATTAGAACCTAGTCGTGCTGCTGAATTTGGTAGAATCAATGCTAGGAACTTTGCCACAGGTCGTGGTGGTCTAGGTGTTCAGACAGGAACTGGCGGAGCGCCGTCGAATCCAGCACTACAGGCATATTACAATACTATCTTCCAACAAGATAAAGCATTAGCTGCCGAAGCAGACACATC